CCTCATTTAAATTAAAAGGATGCTGAGATACATACATTCTATAACCTTCAGGAGGCATAGTTTCTTTAATACGTTCTCTTTCTTGTATACACCAATCTTTACTACCAACATTAGGATCTATATTAGGATACTCATCTATGTGTTGTTTAAGCCATTCACTTTCTTCTTCTGTAGGAGTATTTATAATTGAATTACCATTCTTATCTATATAAGGTGGCATACTCCAATATTCAGGTACAAAAAAACATATATCTTCTGAGCCACCTTCATTTTCAAAATCGTTCTTTACTGGAAGTATATTAAAACCATTTGGTTTAAAGGCCATTGCTTTTAGATCCTCACATTGTTCAAGTTCACCTACTGAACCTCCAGCCATAAACATACCTGTTGTTAAAGCACCTAATTTTAATGCAGGATCAATATAACCAAACGTTTTAATCATAGTTTTGGTAATACCTGCTTCTTCATAATAAAATTTATTATTTTTACCACCAACACCTTTAGATGCACTGGCTTTCATATTAAGCCCTTTTAAAATAGAACTATTACCAACATAAGATTTTCTACCTCCTTTCTTAACTTCCCAACGCTGTTGCCAATTTAATGTTTTATCTGGATTAAATGGACGATACCATGCTGTATGAGTATTTAAGAATGTTCTATATTCTTCCATAATAGCCCAATCAGCTATAAGATATTCTTCGTCATATGCTGCTACTTTGTTGATAAAACCTGTTTCAAACCAAATATCATTAAGAAGTATTGCTAAATGTTGAAATGTAGAACCCCATTGACGTTTTTTAACTATTACACTATATTTATATTCTAATTCACAAAGTATTTCATATAGAAAAAAATAATATTGACTATCCCAAATATTTGGAAATACAAGTTTATTAATCCTTTTATCATTAATTGGAAGATAATTTAACCAAAAATAATAATATCTAGTTAAATAGAAATCATCTACAATAACTCCTTCTGTACACTTTTCCTTCTCGAAATTCCAATGAGCTACATAATCTGCAGATCTTGTAACCATATTAAGATCATAAGATCCATCTCTTTCATATTTAGAAGCTTCTTGTCTCCAAGCCCAGATATTTTTTAATTTTAACTCTCCAGGTTTTTTGAATTTACTCCATACAAATTTTTTAAACTCTTCTCTTGTTTCAAAGTTAGTATAAGTCCATTCTTTGGTTTCACTATTAAATGTTGGTACTGATTTATATATCATACAATATTTGATTCTTTAATTGCTGCTTGTACTAGTCCTTTTTTATCTGAGATAAAATATACCCATTCTTTACTAACTTCGTTAAAATATATCCTAAATATATTACCTGAATGCCCATTTCTATTTTTTATTTTGTCTCCTATTTGATATTTTGGTTCTGTCATTAAATTTAAATTTTTCTATATTCCAACCTTTACCATTCATTGGATTATCATATACTCTTATGTCATCACTATAGTAATGTAATATTTTACCTCCATCATGTCTTACTATCCACACAGTATTTGTATTAATTCCATAATCTATTACTATAATTGCTTCTCCATCACCATTAGGAGTATTAACATCTATAGTTGGATTTAATTGTAACATCATTTACTTACTATTTGATGTTTAAGAACTTCTAATGAACTATTACGTAATACATTAGAACCTCCACTAAATAGTTCATTATAATGATCTCTATGAACCGCCTCCCATTTATTTCTGAATGGATTAAAATGAAATATCCATCCGTATAATTTATCCTTTCTTAACATATTGGTTTTCTTATTTATTGCTTCTTGTTCTAAATCTTGATATGTTTCCATTACATTTGATCATAAGAGATATCCTGACCACCACGTGAGGTTGTAGAATTCTCTTCTTTAAAAGCTTTATATCTAGCTTCAAAAGACTTACAGATATTATCATATTTCTCAGCAGTTCTAAGAATATCACCTATATTACCATCTCTACCATCTGTAATTTGCATTTGTCTCATATATTTACCTAATTTTTCTAGAGCTATTTTAATTGAAAGATAAGCATAATATGTTGTAGTTTCATACATTTTCTTTGTTAGTTCTAATCCCTTATAAATAAGTTCTTCTTCTACTGAAAATTTGCCTCCAACTTCTTTAAGTATTAAAGTTTCTTTATCAGCTTCTGGAGTATTCGCAAATGGATTATCTCTATCATCTAAAGATGACATATAGTGAAAAAATGCAAATATCCTGTTATAATCTTCAGGATATTCTTCTATTATTTTTCTAAAAGTTTCAATGGTATAACAATGCTCTGTAGCTTTTACTTTACCACCTTCAATATCGAATAATCTTATTGCCATTATATATCTTTATTTTTCCAATATTCCAATCCTACTTTTATTTCATCTTGTAAATTTGGAACAATGTATTGGTTTATGGTTTCTATATTAAATGTTTCTGCCTCTTTATTATATTCTCCAACTATATGTTCTATTTTAAGATTACCTATTTCTAAATCTCTATTATGAGATTTTATTAAATAAGCATATAAATTTAACTGAAGAGCATAATGAT